AATATGTGAAAATAGTTATTGACAGGGGGCCAGGAACCCCCTATTTTCTCACTTGTCACGGGCGATCAAGCCCACTGGAAACAGGAGACGGAAAATGGCCTACAACAAGTTTGATCCGAACCTTGATTACGCCGGCATCTTGAACGCGATCCAGGAAGCGATCGCCGCCGGTGCCGATGACTGGCAAGAGCCCGAGGGCTGGGAGCCGGGCGATCACGATGGATGCTGGGAACATCCGGCCGCCGCCGAAGCCCGCCGACTGACCGATGGGCACTCTTGGGAATTCACCAACTGGTCCGGCGCGCTGTACGTGTGGACTGAGCGTGCGGCGACCGACGAATGACCCCCGCTCAGTTCAAGGATGCCCGGCACGCGCTTGGCTTCACCCAGTCCGAACTCGCCGAAAGCATGCAGCTCGGCGGCGACGGTAAGCGCACCGTCCGACGTTGGGAATATGGCGAGAGGCCCATTCCCGGCCCGGTTGCCGTACTCATGGCGCTATGGCTTGACAACGACCGCGAATATCGCTAGGAATAATCTAACCGTTGATTTGCGCCCGGAGCCTCGCCGCTGCCGGGCGTTTGCATGTGGAGGGCAACAATGTCGTATAGCGCAACGAAGGACGTGAGCTTCGGAACTAGCATTGGCGGCTATGTAAGCAAGCCAGAGCAAGCCGGGGACCAGCCTCGGACGGTGGTTGTGGCGCTCGACGAAATGGAACAGATGTCCGTCAACGTTCTGGAATTCGAACAGCGGCTCAAGAAGCTCGCCGGCCAGATCGTAGGGTTTGAGCCGGAAGCTGTGCATAACGATGCCGGTCAGATCAAGGATCGCAATTCGGCAATGCCGATCAAAGACAAGGCGGATTTGATCGTGGCCACCTATCGGTCTTCGTTTGAACGTCTCCGCTACGTGCTCGGTCGCATCGAGGCTGCGGTCGGCTAATTTGTAGCCTGTCGGGCACTGGCGAGGCCCCTTACCGCAGGAGGACAACATGCCGTGCAACACCAAGAAGAAGGGCAAAGGCGGCCGTAAAGGCAAGCCCATGGGCAAGAAGGGCGGTTATTGACCGTAGACCGATGATGAGCGATGCGACCGAGATGCCAAAGCCTGAGCAGGACGATGATGGGGTCGAGATGCCTCCCAATCTCCGTGAACTGGCGGATAAGCTGATCAAGTTCCGAGATGAACTCAACCAACGGGCTCGGTTGCGCGATGGCCGACGAATCTGACAGCGGCCGTGATCCGAAGACAGGCCTGTTCAAACAGGGACATTCAGGAAATCCGCAGGGGCGGCCGGTTGGGGCGCGCTGCAAGCTGCAAGAGGCGTTCCTTGAGGATCTGCAAGCTTCGTGGGAACAGCATGGCAAGAACGTGATCGAGACAGTCATCGCCGATCGCCCGCAGGACTATCTCAAGGTCGTGGCCAATCTGCTGCCGCGCGATGTCAACCTTAACCTCAACGAAAACACCGATTTGACTGATGCCCAACTCATCGAGCGCATCCGGCGACTGGACGCCGCCATCGGACCTTTCCTCGCTTCTTCGGGCGAAGTACGCGCTACAAACGGAAGCGGACAAAAGACGACGCACTAGGGTGATCTACGGACTGTACCCCGAGGACGGGCCTCTGCGGCGCGAACTGTACCCGAAGCACCAGGATTTCTTCCGCGCTGGCGTGGAGCACGAAGAGCGGGCCGCAATGGCCGGGAATCGCACGGGAAAATCGTTCGGGCTTGGCGGCTATGAGACGGCGCTGCACGCGATAGGCTGGTATCCAGACTGGTGGGTAGGGTTTCGCTTCGACAAGCCGATCAACGCATGGGTGGCTGGCAACACGGCTGAAACCACGCGGGATGTGCCGCAGGCAATCCTGCTCGGCGCGCCTGGCGAGTTGGGGACGGGCCTGATCCCGGCGGATTGCATCATTGGCGAGCCTACGGCGCGGCGCGGCATCACCGGGGCGATCGACACGGCTCGGGTCAAGCATTCTAGCGGGGGCGTTTCCACCATACAATTCAAGAGCTTCGACCAAGGCCGGGAGAAGTTCCAGGGCACTTCGAAGCACTGGATATGGGTCGATGAAGAGTGTGGCCGTGATGTGTACGACGAATGCAGGACGCGGATCATGGATTGCGGCGGGCGCATGGTGGCGACCTTCACGCCTCTGCTGGGGCTGTCCGAGGTTGCACTCATGTTCCTGCCCAACCTGGCGCCGCAGGAAACTGTAGCAACAAACGGGCAGTTTTCGGGCAAAAGTCATCCGGCGCCGCCGAGAGAATCCTACAAAACGTAGAAAATGTCGAGATATTGCGTTCAAATCAGTTGGGATGAGGTGGCCCATCTTGATGAGGATGCCAAGCGCGAACTCTTCGCGGCGATACCGCCCTACCAACGGGACGCCCGCTCACGCGGCATTCCGGTTCTGGGTTCCGGCGTCATCTACCCGGTGCCGGAAGCGGCCTACGTGGTTGAGCCGTTCGACTTACCGGCTTGGTGGCCAAGGGCTTACGCCTTGGATGTTGGCTGGAACCGAACCGCCGCACTCTGGGGTGCGTGGGACCGTGAGAGCGATACGATCTACCTCTACTCCGAGCATTATCGCGGGCAGGCTGAACCGTCTATCCACGCGGACGCCATCAAGGTTCGCGGTGAGTGGATATGGGGCGCTATTGATCCTGGCAGCGCGGGTTCGTCGCAGGTGGATGGGCGGCAGCTCATCGAGGAATACCGCAAGCTAGGGCTTTCGCTCACGGCGGCGGAAAACACGGTCGAGGCTGGCATTCACGCCGTCTACCGGCGCCTGTCGGGCGGCCGGCTCAAGGTGTTCCGATCGCTCAGCAACACGATCTCGGAACTGCGCATTTATCGCCGCGACGAGAAGGGCAAGGTGGTCAAAGAGAACGACCATCTCATGGACGCGCTGCGCTACCTGGTGATGACGGGCATGCAGTACGCTTCGGTCGATCCCGGCCCGGTCGAAGAGGACTGGAAGACGCGGGATGCGGAGCGGACCAGATCGGCGGTCACGGGATACTGAGGCGATCATCCGGGTTTGTCACCGGGCTGTTGCCCCATACCTTCTCACCAAGGATTTCACCGCGATAGGCGAGGTCCAGTGCACCGAGGATTGCCTCTTCGATGGTGTCCGCGTGCTTGCTGTAGCGCAGTGAGTTGCCGCCGTCTGGCTGTACTACGGCATGCGCGCAGAACGGTTCAGTAAGCGATTTGCTTACGGACAAATGCCAGTCACGCCCGGTCAGTTCGTAGAGGGGCTCAAGGCGCTTCAGTGGTTCGGTAAAAATGCTCACTCGCGTGTCCTTTCATGCCGCACACTCGCACCCGAACCAATAGCACACTTCGCAGGATGACGGGGGAAGGAGAGAGGCATGATCCAAACATCCGAGCAGCGGCGCGCCGCCCAGAAGGCAAGCCGGGATGCGGAAGGACAGCGTGTCGCGGAGATCATGACCCCGTACCTGTTGGGCGTGATGGACCGTGGCGATCCCACCCCGCTGGTGCATGACATGGCGGAGGCGCTAGGCGTCAACACGGCCTCCGCAAAGCTGGGTCTCACCGCTTTGTACCGCAAGGGACTTCGGCGTGAGGAGTCGGGCGTCTCCTATCGCTACGTCATGGACGTTGAGGGCTTGAAAGCGCCTCTGTGCACCGCGTGGACATCTGTGGAATGCGGCTCGGTGGTGAAGCGCCGGGCGTGCCTGACGTGCCGCGATGAGTTCTGGAGCACGGGCGCGGGTAACCGGATGTGTTTCAGTTGCCGGCAATCGGGCGGACTTGGCGCGGCGTCGGGCGCGGCAACGCGCTGGAACGGCCGCGCGCTTGTGGGAATCTAGTGACGGAAGCCAGCCATGAAGTTGAACGACGCGATTGCGATTGCGTTCTCGTATCCGAGAAATGCGGCGGAACCTGGGTCGGACCGCGAATACGACCTGAAGCACGCGCATGACATGCTGCTGGCAATGGCGGACGATTGCTTTGAGCGAAGGGATAAACTCAGGGCGGAACGACGCAAACAGGGCGCTGATCCGTCTCCTATCATAAGCGACATCGGCCG